GGATTATATGAAAAATTTCGACACTGTGCTGGTAGGATTCGACCACAGCCACGGCGACCCTGCGGTATTGATCGTTGGGAGAAAAGCTCCGGGCGATAATGTCCGGATTATCAATCAGTTCCAAGGCAAAGAGGCGGAAGAGCTGTACCGGAAACTGGTCGGAGAGGAGGATAAAAATGATTGAGAAAAGACTGGGTAAAATTGACTTTGTCGAGTTTGGTAGTATGAAAGATTACCCGTTTCAGCTGGGGCTCCAACTCGGTTTCTCGATGTCTGGCAGCGGCGTCATGGATGGTGGCAAATACACTGTAAACATGTCTCCAGACTGCCACTGGGAAATTGGAACTCGTCATACCAATCTTGCGGAATCCCTCGACCGCGTGGCAAAAATCCTCAATGATGCGAAGGTGAATTATATTTCCGAGCTGTTGGGGAAGCCCGTTGAAGTAACTTTGGAAGATGGTATGTTCAAGGAATTCCGGATTCTTACGGAGGTCCTTTGATATTTTGAAGGGAGGACACATGAAACGCATTTACGTTGGCACACTCTTGTGCATTATTTTGTCGTTGGGACTTTTGACCGGATGTGACCAAGGCGTCGCTCGCTCTCTCGGTGGCGATATGACATTAGAACTTGAACCCGGGCAAAAGCTGGAGATGATCACTTGGAAAGAGGATTCCTTGTGGTATTTGACCAGACCCATGCGGGATGACGAGGAGCCTGAAACCCACACGTTTCAGCAATCGTCTGAATTCGGCGTGTTTGAGGGGACCGTAACCATCGTTGAGTCTGCTGAGGAGTAGTTCACATTGATATTTGAAAAAGGAGAAAAAAACCGAGCTATGAAGGAGAAGTTTACCAAGAAACTATTTGGGAAATCGTCACCTAAGTCATGGAAGCCTCCCTACCCCTCTTCTCCTGTGCAAAAAGTCCCCCAACCTCAAGCGCCAAATTCTGAAACCGCTCAGAGAAAACTCAGTCCACGGGAACGATTTGAGCCGATTATTTCCAGGCCCATAGAACTGGAAAAAGGTAACCCTTCACCTTCATGATGCAGATGGCGAACGCGAAATCAAAACCTGCTATGGCGATATTTATAAAATAGTCAATGCTCTGATGGATTATGCCAGACTGCTGGAATTGGCCTGTGATGAGTGGGATTTGCAGGGGTTCCATCGGGCCACCTATGAATACCACGCCAAAAAGCTTCGGGCTATTGCGAAAAAGTATCAGGTCGGTATTGGCTATGACTACGACGTGACCGTGGCCAAATGCGAGGCGAAAAAGAAAAAGCCGCATAAGGACGATAACATAGGCGGCGATGCCATGGAACTGGCGCTTAACCGGACGCGTCGCTAAATAAAAGGAGAAAACGTATCATGACTATTTATGTTGCAGGAAGACAATCGGGCAAAACCGCATTTCTGATTCGGCAATCCGCAGATACAGGCGCGGTCATTGTGGCGCCGACCTGCCAGATGGCGAGATACATCGATAGTATGGCTCGCGACCTTGGTTTGCAGATTCCTCCGCCCGTTACTGTCGCCGATTGGATTCGAGGCCTGGTTCGTCAGCCTAAAGACCATGACAAAACCTACCTGGTGGATGAGCTGCAAATGGCTCTACATCAACTGAATGTCAAAGCGGCAACGATTGATAGAAATTATGAGGAGATGGTTCGTATGTTTGGAGTAAAGGAAACCTGCTGCACCAGATGCAGCCATAGGGACGTGTGCCAGTACAAGTCGGAGTATCTGGCGGCACAAACTGCTGTGGATGAGGTGAGCGTCCGCCGGCCCTCGAAGGATGACGAGTCTATCAGGAGCATTCGCCTGCATGATATTCCCTGGATCGAGCCGGTGGAGCTGAAATGCAGGTACTTTCATCAGAACACAGGAGCAGTTCGATAAGCTGAATTTGGGAGGAAGACCCGATGCTTGAGAAAACACTGATTGATCTTGCACATCGTCATTTTAAGATTATGTGGCGATATGAAGCGATGACCAACTCTATCATTATCCACGTGGAAAAACAATATGGTCAACAACGATATCAACAAAATTACCGAATCACGTTTGAAGAGATCGGCTGTTCCGGTGGATTTGAGTTGTCTATGATCGTGCTTCTTAATCGCATGGCCGATACAATAAACCGGGCGATCGAAGCAAAGGACGATTCGGTTTGATATTTTGAAAGGAGAAGCCAATTTATGAACGAAAAAGTGATGCGCCATAAGGCGATCTGCGACGAGTTGAACAGCTTGTACGAAAGGAAGAACCATGACTACGGCGACAGCTTCCATCAGACCTTTGTAGAGGAGGGGCTGGCTATGACCCGTATCCGGTTGGGGGACAAGTTCTCCCGGTTTAAGACCCTCTCCCGCCTCTCTGCAAATGACGCCGGTCAGCAGCAGGTTACGGACGAATCCATTCGGGACACCCTGATGGATCTGGCCAACTACGCCATCATGACCATTCTGGAGATGGATGAGGAGAAAGGGATGGAAACGCCCGACCCCAATGCTGCCTCTATGGCGATTGGTGCTTGCTCAGCCCGCAGTGATATTCGGGCCGGTCTTCGCTGAAACCAACGGAATGATGGGAGACAGCTATGCAGGTCAAGAAAGCCGGAGGAAAGGTGTACGGGGCCGTACTTACCGCAGCGGAGAAGAAAGCTATGGATTTGGAGATCCAGCGGGAGTTGGCAGAGTACGACCGAAAACATATCGCCGAGATCGACGCGACGATTTTATGGGTGCTGCATGAGCAATTCGGGTTCGGGGCTCAGCGGCTCCGAACTTATTACGACGCCTTCCATGACCGAATCAAGGAATTGGTCAGTCGGTATGAGATGGAGGACCAGGATGATATTTGGCTCTGCACTCAGATGCTGAAGAGAATCGGCGTCGATGTGGAGGCGTGGCACAAGGAGAGTGAGCATGGGACTTGATGATTTTGGAAGAACGGTACGGAACATCCGCTTAGTCAGGGCGCTCCTGCTCTATGACATGGCAAAGGACCTTGATATTTCACCGGCCGAGCTGTCTGCCATCGAGTGCGGGAGAAAACCTGTTCCCGATTGGTTCGTCTCCAAGCTGCAAGAAAAATACGGCATCGGCGACATGCACGCTCAATCGCTTATCAAATTTATGAAAGAACGGGGTGACAGTGATTGTCCTGGAACGACCGAAAAAACGCAGAGGGATATTCTGACCCGACCGCCTATCAGGCCCTGAAGAACATCGAGACCGAGGAGGAACGGTTCCACAAGCTGCTCCATATGATCTTTGATATTTGCGCTTTGTCGGACTTCGAGATCGAGGGGCGGATCGTTCTTGTGGATAAGCGTTCCGGAAAGGTTTGGAGGTGAGTGGAATGGGTCTATCAAGATTGGCGAAGAAATGCCAAGCGTGTCCGTACGTATCCACCTGCGACCATAAGCGAATGGAGGCGCTTGGATATTTACCACTGCCGGAAGCAAATGTTGAAGTGAAGGTAGATTTGTCAGCCACACCAACAGCGGAACTGGTTGATCAGTTGAGTCGAGCCGTACAGATTCCAAAACACGCATTACGTGGAGGTCGAGTATGACACTTGAACAGACTTTGGAAACGGTCGCCAAGATACAGAAGGCCTGGGACGCCTTGGCTCTATCGATATCGGATGCGGCCGAAGCATTTGCAAAGATGTGGGAGGAGGTCTTCTCCAGCCCTGATATTTGGCCCGGACGGAAGTCTGTCCCGCCGAAAAAGTACGGCATGTCTCTGCTCAAAAAGCGTCCGTACCAGGCGTTTCCGGCTTATCATTACCACCCCATTGCCCCTCGAAACAGGCCTTACCAGCGGCGTTCCTATTGAGAATGAGGCTGGATATTTCTAATCTAAGATAGAAAACAGGCTAACTTAGAATAGAATTCGTCCGTACACGGCTTGAAAATCTCTGCCCAGATGGTCAAAAGCTGCTACTATTACTGTTAGTAGCAGGTCATTTTGCTGGCCACTTTTGGTCTGTAAAACTGGCCATTTGCCCACTTTGGGTTCGGATTTTGCGAAAATCTGGAGGTTGGATAGCCGTGTACGGACGGAAAATTGGTGAAAAACTGGCCATTTGCCCACTTTTTGCCCACTTTTATTTCAAAAGTGGCCAGGCTGAAACCCTTGCGCCCCAAGGGTTTGCGGGTTTTCTGGCCACTTGCCCACTTTTTTTCTTAATTAAATGCGAAAAAAAATATTAAAAATTATATATAAGTGGAAGAAAAAAGTGGCCAACTGGCCAGCAAGGGCAAAATAGTGAGTTTTGAGGCTGTTTTGAGCCGTTTTCACAAGATGACGTGACTGCAAAGTTCACTCTTCCATTTCACGATGCATTGTGATATACTGAATCCGCCACACAATCGTATAAAGAATTATTCGGCTACGGAGAACACATCTTGGCAACAAGTGTCTTCTCTCTATACTCATGCGCCCGTAGCCGGGTAACGAGATTGTGTGGCAACAATGAGAGATGCGCTTTAGTTGCAGAGTGCGTCTCTTCATTGGGGCGCACTCTTTTATTTTGTCCAAAGGAGGGAAGGTTGATGGGAAGATCTAACAAACCGAATCCTAATATTGGCGGGAAGCTCGGACTTGTCGCCGGAATCGTTAGTGCTGTGACTCCAGTTGCGATTGAGTTTATAGACCGAATCCCCAGAAAAGACGAAACGGAGCCCTCTGAAGAATTGATATCCATGCCGGAGCTCTGTTCCAAAAAGTTCCCTTTGAAACTGGACGAAGCTAAAGAACTTATAGAGGGCCACGGTCTGAAAGCGCTGCCTATCGAAGTTCGCATCAGAGATGCGCATGTTAGATACAAGGATTGTTTTGACCTTCAGGTCGTTGCCTGCAATAAAAAGGCCAACTCAAAACTTAAGCCTGGAGAGGTTGTTATTATCCAGTATGTGACTCGTGAGGTAATCGATGAGAGTCTACGGATATTTGAAGAAGCTGAGCGGCAAAAAGCCACCTTGAAGCAAGAAAGAGCCGATAGGCGGGCCGAGAAATGGGAGCACATAAAAACCCATGCTGGTGATACTGCCGTCAAAGCAAAGGCCGGCGTTGAGAAGATCATTCGTCGCGACAACAAAAAGAAAGAGCTTGACAAGGAGGATTCTTATGAGTAGTGGAAAGAAACGCAGCGGCGGCGGATTGCTGCTGGACCTTATCCTGACCATCTGCACGGGAGGTCTTTGGCTGATCTGGATTCTGATTCGGTATCTGCGGAACAACAGCTGATGGAAAACAAATTGATATTCTGCGTTTAGCCGAGGTGCCTACGGGTGTCTCGGCTGTTTTTGTTTTCGCAGGAAAAACCGTCGCCTTTATGAGGAGGCGATGTTATGAAACCGAACATGAAAGACTCGACCCAACTACTGATAACGTTTACCACTTCGATGGCGGCGGCGATTGGATCATGCGCCGGAGCCACGATCTGGCAATCGTTTGGCAAACCAAAGGTCGAGGAGATTGCCGAGAAGAATAGCAAGCCAAAACGGAAAATAGGATTTAGTATCGATTAAAGATTAGAGCCGCCAGCCGCGGCTCTTTTCTTTTTGCCCGAATTGATATTTTAAGGCTGTTTTTCTTTCCGCGAAAAAAACAGACTCTTTTATGGAGAGGAGAGAGATATGTCGCGCATATCTTGTTCTTTCTATCACTTTTATCGGAAAGGAGGCCGTTTGATGGCCCGAAGCGCAAGACTGGAAAGCGGTTTTCAAGACCGGCTCATCAGCACGCTGAAAGCACGATTCCCTGGCTGTATGATATTTAAGATGGACCAGCGCCAGGGCATTCCCGACCTGTTGATTCTTTACGGCGAGAAATGGGCCTCCCTTGAATGCAAGAGATCTAACAAAGCCAAGAGACAGCCGAACCAGGAATATTACGTTGGGAAGATGAACGAGATGTCGTTCTCCAGATTCATCTCCCCGGAGAACAAGGAGGAAGTGTTGGATGAACTTTGTAAAGCATTCCAACCTTGAGGGTCAACATGCTTTTCTTGGCGCGAGCACCTATCACTGGATCAACTACACGGAAGAGAAGGTGGCCGACGCCTACGCCAAGTATCGTGCGGCCCAGCGCGGCACAGTCCTTCACTCTTTTGCCGCCCAGTGCATCAAGCTGGGTCAGCGGCTACCCAAGTCGCAAAAGACATTGAACATGTATGTCAACGATGCAATCGGTTACAAGATGACGCCGGAACAGATCCTCTACTATTCCCCGAACTGCTTCGGCACCGCTGACGCGATTTCATTTCGAGGCGACATGCTCCGGATTCATGATTTGAAAACTGGAGAAAGTCCGACACACATGGAACAGCTGATGATTTATGCGGCGCTCTTTTGCTTGGAGTATAACTACAAGCCGAACGAGATTCAAATGGAGCTTCGTATTTATCAGAATGACGGAATCATTTGTCACCAGCCCACGATCGAAGATATTTTCCCCATCATGGACCGGATCATAACCTTCGATAAAATCATCAACAGTATCAAAGAGGAGGAGTAAGCCATGAACCCCATCGCGGAAGATATTTTGATGCACTATGGCGTCAAGCGGCGCTCTGGGCGCTACCCCTGGGGTTCTGGTGAAAACCCCTATCAGCATGGCGGCGACTTTCTGGCCAGAGTGGAAGAACTCGAAGCCATGGGAAAGAGCCAAAAAGAAATTGCCGAAGAACTGAAGATGTCCACTACTGACCTTCGTATGCAGGTTCGGGTGGCAAAGCATGAGCGACGGGCTCTCCAGGCGGAACGGGCCAAGTCCCTTCGTGAAGAAGGAAAGACTCTCGATGAGATTGCCAAAATCATGGGGTACAACAACGACTCCTCGGTTCGTGCGCTTCTCAATGAAAACACCGCCAGCAACAAGAACAAGGCCCTTGCTACCGCCGAGGCATTGAAGAAAGAGCTGGCAGTAAAAGGGGCTCTTGATGTTGGCGAGGGCGTAGAGCAGCAGCTTGGCGTCTCGAAAGGAGTTCTTCAGGAAGCTCTGTTCATTTTGGAAACAGAAGGTTATAACCGATATGGCGTTGGAGTCCCTCAGGTGAACGATCCCAAGAAGCGGACAATCACTCCGGTTATTTCGGTTCCCGACATCGAGCAGAGAGACGCCTACCAGAACCTCGACATCATCAAGTCGGTGGGCGACTATCACTCTTCGGATGGAGGCGCATCCTGGGATAAGCGCGAGTATCCGGCAAGCATCGATTCAAGCCGAGTCAAGGTGCTCTATGGGGATGAGGGCGGCTCGAACAAGGACGGAGTCATTGAAATTCGTCGTGGCGTTGCAGACCTTGACCTGGGAAACGCTCACTATGCGCAGGTACGCATTCTTGTGGATGGGACGCATTACCTCAAGGGCATGGCCATGTATTCTGATGACATGCCGGAGGGGTGTGACATCGTGTTTAACACGAACAAGCACTCCGGAACGCCCAAGATGGATGTATTCAAAAAGATTCAGGATGACCCCGACAATCCTTTCGGCGCATTCATCAAGGCCAACGGTCAGAGCTACTACCCCGACCCGAATGGCAAGTACACAGACCCGATTACCGGCGAGAAAAAATCTTTGTCGGCCATCAATAAGCTGAAGGAGGAGGGTGACTGGGACAAGATGAGTAAGAACTTGTCCTCCCAGTTCCTATCCAAGCAGCCCATCAAACTGATCCAGAAGCAGTTGGATTTGACCTATGCCGATGCGGCCGATGAATTCGCCGAGATTTGCTCTCTGAACAACCCGACTATCAAGCGGAAGCTTCTTATGGACTTTGCAGATGAATGTGATTCTGCCGTCGTCCATCTGAAAGCGGCCGCCCTCCCCCGGCAGAGCACACAGGTCATCCTGCCTATCACAGCAATGAAGGAAACGGAAATCTATGCCCCCAACTATCGTAACGGTGAGAAAGTTGTGCTGATCCGCTACCCTCATGGCGGAACCTTTGAAATTCCGGAGTTGACGGTCAACAACAAGAATCAGTCGGCCATCTCCGTTCTCGGCAAGAACATCAGGGATGCGGTCGGCATCAACCCGAAGGTGGCGGAACGGCTGTCCGGCGCGGACTTTGATGGCGACCAGGTTGTTGTCATTCCTGTTGGCGGAAAGGTTTCTGTAAAATCTACCCCCGCCCTGGAGGGGTTGAAAGGTTTCGACCCGAAAACGGAATACTCCACCGAGGGGAAGACCGGTATCCGGCTTCTCTCAAAAGAAGCCACCCAGATCGAGATGGGGAAGATTTCCAACCTCATCACCGATATGACCTTAAAAGGGGCCCCCACCGAGGACATCACGAAAGCTGTCAGACACAGCATGGTTGTCATCGATGCGGCAAAGCACAAACTCGACTACAAGCGTTCGGAGATTGAAAACGACATCCCCACCCTTCGTAAGCGGTGGCAGGGTTACACTGACCCCGAAACCGGCAAAGAGAAAGGTGGTGCCTCCACCCTGCTCTCCAGGCGCAAGCAGACCGTCGATGTTCCCGAGCGTCAGGGCAGTGGACGCATTGACCGGGAGACTGGCGAAGTCGTCTATAAGGAGTCTGGTCGAACCTATATAGACCCTAAGACTGGGAAAACAGTTCAGGCCACGACGAAGATCAAGTTGCTGGAGAAAACCAAGGATGTTCGCACCTTGTCCTCTGGCACCGTTCAGGAAGATGCCTATGCCGACTATGCCAATCGTATGAAAGCACTCGCCAACCAGGCGAGACTTGAGTATCTGGATACGCCGACATTGGTACGGAACGCCAGCGCAGCAAAAACATATGCGCCTGAAGTCGCAAGGCTGACCAGTGCACTGAAGACTGCGCAGCTTAACGCCCCTAAGGAACGTGAGGCCCAGCGCATCGCCAATGCTCAGGTAAAGGCCAAGGTTCAGGCGAACAATGTCACCGACAAAGACGAAATCTCTAAGATTCGTCGTGCAGCGATCAGTGACGCTCGCGTTTCCACTGGTGCAAGCGGAAAAGGAACGCGCATTACGATCTCCGATGGAGAATGGGAAGCAATCCAAGCTGGCGCGATCTCTGATACAACCTTGAAAGAGATTCTTCGCTACTCTGATCCCGATGTCGTCCGGGAGCGCGCAACCCCAAGAGCATCGACGCAGCTGTCTGAAGCTCGTGTCAATCGCATTAAAGCGATGGCCAATTCTGGAAGCACCAACTCCGAAATCGCAGATGCTTTGGGCATTTCGCCTTCTGTCGTTTCCAAGTATCTCAATGAGTAAGAAAGGAAGTGAGAGCGAATGGAAATGTGTATGCTTACTACTACCGATAACCCCTACGACCCTTTTACACAGTATGAAGCGTGGTATCGGTTCGACGAAGACAACGGCTATCATTCCTGCGCTTTCTTAGCGCGCATCGCCCGTACTTCCGATCAGCTCTCTGACAAGGAGAACCAGGAAGAAATCGAGCGAGCAATCAACGATATCATCAAGTACGACCCCCTGGGCATCTATAAAAAGGTCAAGAAGATTGTGCAATCCGAGCCTGCCGTGACCGCATGATGGTAAACCGATGGTAGCCATTGGGAAAGAAACGTTCTCTCATCAGGAGTGCGTTTCTTTTTGTCATTTATGGGACAAATTCAACCCACCGGCTGCGGATCACGGCCTCGAACTCATTCAAAGGGTATAGGGGGTCCCTCCGAAATGGCACCCCCTCTGCATCGCGCTGGTCTTTGAAAATTCTCCGGGGGATATTTTTGAAAAATGGGTTCGGTTTGGGGCGGCGTTTGAACAAGCCTGCAAGACGAGCACTCACTGGCAAGGACTCTTTTTATCTGGTCGGAACCTCCTTTTTCCTCCAGAGGCATTGCATTACCTCCAATGTCATTTTTCTCCACTTGCCGGCGGATCGTTTGTGCGGGCTTCTTCAAATGCCGCCCTGAACTACCCATAAACACATGGAAAACAAAACAGAAGTTATGGAGAGGGGGCGTCAAGCGTGGCAAAACCCATCAAGTCTTCCGGCAGTCAGGCGGGGAAACGCCGCGCCGCCTTGACGCCGGAGGGCCGCGAGAACCAACTGATCGACCTGGCGGTATCCCTTGTGGAAAAGCGGCTGCTGGAAGGGACCGCCTCCTCTCAGGAGGTCACCACCATCCTGAAGCTGGGGACCACGAGGGCCCGCCTTGAGAATGAGCGGCTGGCCAAGGAGGTGGAGCTGGTCCAGGCCAAGACCGAGGCTTATAAATCCGGAGTCCGGATGGATGAGCTTTACGAGAAGGCCATGGCCGCGTTCAAGCGATACAGCGGACAGGAGGAGGAGGACGAGGATGAGTATTAGGTGCTACTCCGAGCTGATCCAACTCCCTACCTTTATGGACCGCTACCAGTACCTCCGGCTGGATGGCGTTGTCGGAGAGGAGACCTTCGGTTTTGACCGGTATATGAATCAGGCTTTTTACAAGTCGCCGGAGTGGCGGCAGGTGCGTGACGCGGTGATCGCCCGGGACCTGGGGTGTGATTTGGGTGTGGCCGGACGGGAGATATTCCGCCGTCCCATCATTCACCACATGAACCCCATCAGCCCAAAGGACATCCGGGATCGGGTGGAGATGATCCTCGACCCGGAGTACCTGATCACCACCATCCACGAAACTCATCTGGCCATTCACTACGGCGATGAGAACCTGCTGCTTCCGGAGCCGGTCGTACGAAGGCCCAACGACACCTGCCCCTGGAAAATGTAGAAAAGAGGGACGACACTCCGCCCCTCTTTTCCGGCTTGCTAAGTCTTGATCTTGGCTTTCCCCGTGACCGCTGTTGTTCCGCTGGAAATGCGGACTGTGACAACCTTCACGCTTCCGGCCTGACTTTTGGACTTAGCAGCTCTTGCGCTTAACCGTTTCATGTCGTTTCTACCTCCTTTCGCAGGGATGAATCAATCATGTGGCCCAGGAGCGGCATGGAACGGGCGCACCTTATGACAACACAACTTTTCGCTATAAGCAAGGAGGCGGCGCCATGGAAGGTAATCCGGGAAGGGCACCCAGGCTCGTGGGAGTCGTGGTGAACTGCCTCGACCTGACCATCCGCAAAAGCCCCGGCAATGAGGCGGAGGTCACGGGGCATCTATCGGTCCTGACCGAAGTTCTGGTCGATATGGACAAGTCAACGGAGGACTTCTACCGGGTGCTCGCCAGAAACGGCATCGCCGGGTTCTGTCCGAAGAAGTACGTGGCGATCCGCCGGTAAGGAGAGTGCTATGGAAATCACAGAAAGCGTCCTGACATCTGTCAAGAAACTGCTGGGGATCGACGAAGGCTACACGCACTTTGACGCCGACATTGTAATGCACATCAACAGCGTGTTTTCGATTCTGACACAGATGGGGGTCGGGCCGGCAAACGGATTCTCCATTACGGGGAAAGACGATGGCTGGTCCGATTTCATTTCTGGCGGGGCCGTCCTGCCCCTGGTCAAATCCTATGTCGGCCTGAAGGTGCGCCTGCTGTTTGACCCGCCCCTCAGCTCTGCGGCCGTCGAGTCTATGAACCGGCAGATCAGCGAGTTTGAGTGGCGGCTTTTCGTTGCGGCAGACCCAGTCGAACCCACCAGCGGGAAGGAGGAACTTCAAAGTGGAGCATGATGCATTACTGCACTACGGAATCAAAGGAATGAAGTGGGGCGTGCGCCGTTACCAGAACAAAGACGGTTCGCTGACCCCCAAAGGAGAGGCGCGCTACGACCGTGACAAGCGGGAGAACGCGGCCAAGAAGAAGGAAAACCGGATTGACCTCTCCCAGCCTGATCCGAAGCGCTGGGCAAAGGAGGACCTGGAGCGCACCAAGCGCACCGTGGACGCCAGCGCCAACCTGGCCAAGGAGCTGAAGAAGCTGGACGAGAGCACCACTTCCAAGCCGACGCCAAAGCGGATGGACCTGTCCAAGATGAGCGACAAGGAGATGCGGGATCAGATTAACCGGGAGCTGCTGGAACGGCAGTATAACCAGCTGTTCGCGGAAGTGCCCGCCGCTCAGGTCTCCAAGGGCCGCGAAGCGCTCAAGACCACGCTGGAAGTTGCCGGCAGCGTTCTGGCCATTGGCAGCAGTGCACTGGGCATCGCGTTGGCCATCAAGGAACTGAAGGGCTGAGGTGAGTCGGTATGGAGCTGCGCCACCACGGCATTTTAGGCCAGAAATGGGGCGTGCGCAACGGCCCGCCCTATCCATTGAGCGGCGGTGACTATACTCCGTCCCAGCGGAAGGCCATTTCCAACAAACGCAAAAGCGGCAACAGCATCTACAACAAGAAGCACTTCGATGAGGTGCTGAAGGTTGATAAGACCACGCTGAGCACGCTGTCCTATGATAAGGACCGGACCAAGAACGCCGATATGTTCTACGCCACCCACCATGCTCTGGATAAACACCAGTACAACGCCCTGTTCAACCGGCCGATTCCCCAGACGGTCTATGATAAGGATGGAAAGGCGATCGGCACAGGTTCGTTCATGAAGTACCGGATCGACAATTCCCTCAAGACCGACCTGAAGGTGGCCAGCGAGGATTCCGGAGCCAAGGTCTTTATGGACCTCTATAAGAAGGACCGGGATTTCTACAACTTTGTCACTGACCGGGAGCGGATGCAGGGGTACTTTGTAAACGACAAGTACAAGTTCAAGGGCTACCGCGAAGCAGCGGCCGTCCTTGGGAAGATGCGGGAGCCGGACTACAAGCCGACCTCCGATGCCCTTCAGACCGTGTACCGGATGTTCAACTGCGTCATCCCCTATGACGGTCAGGGCGACAGCCGAAAGGGACGCGATATGTATAACCAGCGCACCAAGTTCTTCCATGCGTGCAAGGAGGCCGGTTATGGCGCAGTTCTGGACACGAACGACGCCATATACGGCGGGTTCAAGGCCAAGTCACCCATTATCGTGTTCGATATGGAGCAGGTGGTCCCGAAAGACGTCTACCGCACAAATCTGACGGATCAGAAGTTTTCCACTCTGGTCCTGGTCGGCCGGAAGCTGCTGGGCTTGTAACGGGAGGCGGGTGCGTACATGTTATCCAACACCGCCGTCCCCCGTTATTATGGAGCATTTCGGGACGCCGTTCTCCGAGGGGATATTCACGTCTGCAAGGAAGTGGCGATGGAGATGTGGCGGATCGACCGCCTGATCGAGTCACCGGGATATTACTACGATGACCGGGCGGTGGAGGGGTGGATCGAGTTCTGCGAGAACGAGCTGACCCTAACTGATGGCTCCGACCTGCATCTTCTGGATACCTTCAAGCTCTGGGGCGAACAGGTGTTTGGATGGTACTATTTCGACGACCGCTCTGTCTATGTGCCGAACCCGGATGGACGGGGCGGCCGGTATGTGACGAAGCGGGTCAAGCAGCGGCTGACCAAGAAGCAGTACCTCATTGTGGGAAGAGGCGCGGCCAAGTCCCTCTACGACTCCTGCATCCAGGCTTATTTCTGTGTGGTGGACGGCTCGACGACCCATCAGATTACGACAGCCCCCACCATGAAGCAGGCGGAGGAGATCGTCAACCCCATCAAGACCGCCATCACCAGAGCGAGAGGCCCTGTGTTTCAGTTCATGACCGAGGGTTCCTTGCAGAACACCACCGGCTCCAGAGCCAACCGCGTCAAGCTGGCCTCTACAAAGAAGGGGATCGAGAACTTCATCTCCGGCTCCCTGGTGGAGGTCCGTCCCATGTCGGTGGACAAGCTCCAGGGACTCCGCTGCAAAGTGGCCACGGTGGATGAGTGGCTTTCTTCGGCGGACGCCCGGGAGGATGTCATCGGTGCCATTGAGCAGGGCGCATCCAAGCTGGACGACTACCTGATCATCGCCACCAGCTCCGAGGGCACGGTCCGAAACGGAGCGGGCGACACCATCAAAATGGAGCTGATGAACATTCTTCAGGGCATCGGCCCTCCCCAGGAGCACGTGTCCATCTGGTGGTACAAGCTGGACTCCGTGGAAGAGGTCGCCTATCCGGACATGTGGATCAAGGCAAACCCCAACCTGGGAAAGACCGTGACCTACGAGACCTACCAGAAGGACGTTGACCGGGCAGAAACGGCCCCCGCCACCCGCAACGATATGCTGGCAAAGCGGTTCGGGCTGCCCATGGAGGGCTACACCTACTACTTCACCTATGAGGAGACTCTCCCCCATCGCCGGCAGAGATTTTGGCAGATGCCCTGCTCCCTGGGGGCGGACCTTTCCCAGGGCGATGACTTCTGCTCCTTTACCTTCCTGTTTCCTCTTCGGGATGGCTCCTTTGGCGTCAAGACCCGAAACTACATCACATCGCTGACCCTGCACAAGCTGCCGGCGGCCATGCGGGTGAAGTATGAGGACTTCATGGCGGAGGGGAGCCTGATCGTCATGGAGGGCACCGTCCTGGACATGATGCAGGTCTACGATGACCTGGACGAGCACATCATCAACCGGGGCTATGACGTGCGCTGCTTTGGCTACGACCCATATAACGCCCAGGAGTTCATCAAGCGGTGGACAGATGAAAACGGCCCCTTCGGCGTAGAAGTGGTCCGACAGGGTTCCCGGACGGAATCTGTCCCTCTGGGCGAGCTGAAAAAGCTGGCCGGAGAGCGTATGCTGCTCTTTGACGAGGAGCTGCTCACCTTCTCCATGGGAAACTGCATCACCATGGAGGACACCAATGGAAACCGGAAGCTGCTGAAGAAACGGTCCGACCAGAAAATCGACGCTGTGGCGGCCATGATGGATGCGTATGTGGCCTATAAGCACAATCCAGAAGCATTTGAATAAAAAAAGGGGGGGTACTATGAAGCCCTATGAAAAGCCTCTCTCCCCGCAGGAGTACCTGATGCACTACGGTGTCAAGGGTATGAAATGGGGCGTAAGACGCTACCAGAACTACGACGGTTCTTACACCCGCAAGGGTCTGGAACGGTATCGCAAAGCGGAGTCGGACTACGAAACCGCTAAGTCGAAAGCAGACGAAACCAGGGCCGCCTACAAATCCGGTCAAGCTACCCGTCAGCAGGTCAAGGATGCCAAGAGCGCTGTTAAGACCGAGAAGCGTAAAATGGAAAACGCTTATGAAAAGCTGAAAACCGACAAACTGGCCGATGAAGGAAAGAAGCTTTACCAGAGTGGAAAAACTATTTCGGGAAACACCCAAGCGACCTATTTGGCCGAGGGCGTTATCATTGCTGGAAGCACCGTGGTGTCCAGACTTCTCGCGAACCAACTGAACAACCAGAAGGTTGCCAATATTGCCACATCGACCATCGCGATCGGCGGAACGATTGTCAATGGTTTACTGGTGGCAAAGACGAGCAGGGAGAACAAACGGCTGAGAGCGTACTACGCCCACTAAGCGAAGGAGGAAAAGTATGGGTCCTTACGACAAACCTTTTT